GATACCTTGGGCTGGCTCGCTTAGCTTAGTCTAACTGCTATCTTGTAAGATTCAAAGTTGGTCAAACCTTGAACTTCACTTCCAAGCTGGTTAGTCGTCCCGGGCGATCCAGTAGTAGCGCGCACATACTTAACATAGTTTGCGATACTTTTATTTGCGGGAATTGCGTACTTTTCGTATGCTAGCCACCATTTAACGAACTTTTCGAATAGTGGATGGTATCTGCAGTTTTCCAAAATGCTAAGACTGCGAATGGCAAAGTAACTCTTGCCGTCCAAATCGAATTGATCAAAGTCCGAAAATCGTTCAGGGAATACAAGTCGAGTTAAAGCTCTAAACGTCGGATAAACCCCTTTGATTTCACCATCAACCACATAATCAGGGTGGAATAGGTTTTGAAGATAAAGAAAGTAACCAGTAGCAATTACTGTCTTTTCTTGATTCAATTCAAGTCCACAATCATCATATCTCTGGAATAGTACCTCCGGTGTACTAGTAACAGCAGCTAAATCATCACCTAGAAATTGAGTAAGCTCAATTGGTAAATTACAAACTTTTCTGTTACCCACACTCCCAGTAAGATTGGTGAATTGTGATCCTGATGGTATACCGTGTTCACCTGAATACAAACCATCTGGCAGCACGAATGGTTTATTTCCAAAGCGAAAAGCAATTTCATTGAAATCACTGATATAACTTGAATTTATTAAATATCTCATCTCATCGAAGACTTTGTCCTGTAGTGGGATTCCAAAGTTAGCATCAAATCGAGAAATATCGCCTGAAACGCATTGATAACCTAATCTGACTGCTTCAGATAAAAGTCTGCTCATTGATGTGTTCACGTCACTAGGTCCTCTCATACCGGCGTAGCATGGTAGTTTCCTATAGTAATTAAACAGTGGTGAAAAGTATGTAGATTCAATTATGATGTCAGACTTAGGTTGTCCGTTAACAATTCTAGTCCTACCGTTCTCCTGTGTTCTGACGAAGGGTACAGTTGGGTAGTTGGCAGCATAATCCTCTGCTAAATTACTTTCAATCTTATCTAAAATTTTACTGGTGCGACTAAGATATGGTAAACCACTATTAGTTGCACGTTTTAAACCCAAAATCGCATTATCTACAGATATTGGTCGGATAATACCTTTATCTCTACTAGAAGGAGGTGTTCCGATAATATGTTCACACTTATTGGTAGAAGATTGAAAAGTGGAAATCGCTTCATCACGTACCTCAGCAAAAGGCTTGGCCACAGAACGAGGACCATACTTCAGCATTTGTGACTCTTCAATTTCCATTAGTACATCGTTAACTAAATTAGAATTCGCCATGAAAACACGTTTCCAACTGTCGAATAACTCTTCAGGTCCTACCCGCTTACCAACTGGGGTGATTAATACCGTAGAGTCACCTGCTTCTAATCGTGAAAGGATTATGGAAAGTCGATTTCCTTCATCTTCAGATAATGAACCATAAACATCTGATAAGGGACTAATTTGCATATCTCCTATATTTTAGTAAACAATGTCTTTAATCACTCTTCTTCTTTATCCGTCAGCTTTCTACCCTTACCTTTTGAGTAGTTACGACTTGGCTTAGAAGCAGTCTTATTTAAATCACTTAGATATATA